GCGCCTCTTCGGCGAACTGACCAAGATCGAGGACCAGGCCGACGGCACGCTGAAGGTCTATGGCGTCGCCTCGTCCGGCACGCGCGATGACGCCGGCGAGATCGTGCTGCCGACGGCGATGAAAGCGGCGCTCCCCGATTACGCCCTCTATCCGGCGCTGCGCGAGATGCACCAGCCGTCCGCGGCCGGCCGCACCCTCGAGGCCACGGTGGACGATGAGGGCGCGACTCGCATCGTCGCCCATGTGGTCGATCCGGTGGCCATCGCCAAGGTGAAGTCCCGGACCTATTCCGGTTTCTCCATCGGCGGGCGGGTGCTGGCTCGCGATCCGGCCGATCCCACCGTGATCACCCAGATCCGTCTCTCCGAGATCAGCCTGGTCGATCGCCCGGCCAATCCCGAGGCGGTGATCGATCTTTGGAAGGCGGACATCGGCGCCGAACCCGCCGCAGCGCCGGGCAACGAAGCGGTGAAAGCCCGCGCCGCGGCCATGGCCAAGGCCGCCGGCCGACCGGGCGCCTGGAAGGACTACGTCGCCAAGGCCCGCGCCGCCCTCGTCGCCGAGGCGATGGCCAAGGCGGCCGCCGAGGCTGACGATGAAGATGATGACGACGATCCGGATGACGCTGACGCCGATGACGGTTCCTCGGCGGATGACGACGACGCTCCGAACGACGCTGATGAGGATGATGACACCGGCGCTGACATCGCCGCGCGCGTGGCCGACCTGGCAGGCCAGGACCCCGACGCCCTGCAGGCGGCCCACGACGCCCTGGTGGCGCTGGGCGTCGCCTGCGATCCAGACAACTGCGCCGACGCCGAGAAGACCGTCACCGCCGGCGACCTCGCCAAGCTCGACGGCGGCGCCCTGGTCGAGGCGGCCCTCGCCAAGGCCCTGCCGCGCATGGAAGCCCTCGAGCGGCGCCTGGAGTCTCAAGCCGCGATCATCGAGCGCCTGGCCAGCCTGCCGCTGCCCCCAAAAACCGCCGCCAGCGGCCACGCCCGGCCGATCGGCAAGGCCGAGGACGCCGATCCGGCCACGGGCAGCCACGACCTCACCGCCGACGAGGCCCAGAAAGCCTTCGCCGCCCTCACCCCGACGAACGCGCCCTGATCCTGATGAAGGCCGCCCTGCGCCAGCCGATCAGTGTCGGATAGCCCACCGTGCGTGGTTCGAGACGCGCCCTTCTGGCGCTCCTCACCAAGACGAATTTCTTTTCACATCAAACACCTACGTCATCCTGAGGAGCCCGCATCGCGGGCGTCTCGAAGGACGCACGACCGTTTTCATGCCCCGAAAAAGGAGCATCCCCGATGACTCACGCTCTCTCTCGCGACGAGCTCAAGAAGGAGTTCGTCCAGGCCATGTCCCATCCCAGCGAGGACATCGCCCGCACCATCCTCGCCCAGGCCGGGGTCGATCCGGACCGGCTGGAGAAGACCATCTCCACCGCCACCGGCCTGGTCGCCTTCGACCTGCAGGCCCCGGCTAAGAACCTCTATCCGTCCGCCACCCCGCTGCGGAACCGCGTCCCGCGGGTTTCCGGCGCCGGCGGCACCGCCACCAACTGGCGCCAGGTCTCCTCGATCATCGGCTCCGGCTATGACGCCATCGGCTGGGTCGCCGAAGGCCAGCGCGCCGGCCAGATGAGCTACGCCACCGCCTCGAAGTCCGCCGCCTACGTCACCCTCGGCGAAGAAGACGCCGTCACCTTCGAGGCGATCAACGCGGCGGTCGGCTTCGAGGATATCCAGGCCACCATGGCCATGCGCCTGCTGCAGAAGACCATGCTGAAGGAGGAGATGGCCATCCTCGCCGGCAACAATTCCCTCGCCCTCGGCACGCCCGCCACGCCCGGCCTCGCCGCCGCCGGCTCCGGCGCGACCCTGCCCAGCGCCACCTATTCGGTGATCGTCGTCGCCCTCACCCTTGAGGGCTACCGCAACTCGTCCCTCTCCGGCGGCGTCGCCACCTCCAAGACCATCACCGGCGCCGACGGCAAGACCTTCGCCATCAACGGCGGCTCGTCCAACAAGTCGTCGAACGCCACCCAGGCGATCACTCTCGGCCAAACCCTCGCGGCCACCGTCACCGCCCTTCAGGGCGCCGTCGCCTACGCCTGGTTCGTAGGCACGGCTGGCTCCGAAACCCTGCAGGCGATCACCACCATCAACTCGGCGACCTTCTCCGCCCCGCTCGTCGGCGGCCAGCAGGCGGCCACCGCGGTCACCGCGGATTCCTCCTCCAACAGCCTCGGCTACGACGGCCTGCTGACCACGGCGCTGAAGTCGTCCAGCAACGCCTACGTCAACACCCTGGCCACCGGCACGGCCGGGACCGGCTCGACGCTGACCGCCGGCACGCGCGGCAATGTGTTGGAGATCGACAACATGCTGGAGAGCATGTGGGACAACTACCAGGTAACTCCGACCGTCCTCTTCATGAACAGCCAGCAGCTGCGCAACGTCACCGACAAGGTGCTGTCGTCCGGGTCCGGACCGCTGCTGCAGTATCGTCAGGATACGGACGGTGGCGGCTACCAGATCGACGCCGGCGGCACGATTTCCACCTACTACAACCCGTTCCTGCTCGACGGCGGCACCCGCATCCCGGTGCTGATCCACCCGTTCGTGCCGCCCGGCACCATCGTCGGCTGGGCCGAGAACCTGCCGGCCCAGTACCAGTCCTCCGAGGTGCCCAACGTCGCCGAGGTGAAGTGCCGCCAGGACTACTACGCCATCGACTGGCCCCCGGTGACCCGCCAGCGGCAGAAGGGCGTCTACGTCGAAGAGGTCCTGGCCGTCTACGCTCCCTTCGCCATGGGCGTGATCACCAACATCGCCAAAGGCTGAACCCCGGCCCGCCGACCCCTCGCCGTACCTCTCCCCGTTGCGAGAGGGATACGGAAAGGCCGGCGCGGGCTTCACCGTCCATCCGCCACCCCGCTCCCTCAGTATTCCTCTCCCACTCCAGTGGGAGAGGTGAGGTGAGGGCTCTTTGGTCCGACCGCCTTGAGGAGCCCCGCCCATGGCCGCAGGCGACCTGACCGATCTCGACACCGTCAAGACCTGGCTCGGCGTCTCCGGGGCCACGACCGACGCCCAGATCTCCTCCCTGATCACCGCGGTCTCGTCCTTCGTCACGAACTACCTCGGCCGTCAGATACTCTCGGCCGACTACGCCGAGACCTACCGCGGCAACGGCCAGTCGGTGCTGCTGCTGCGCAACTTCCCGATCACCGCCGTCGACAGCGTCGCCTTCGCCGGCCAGACCGTCACCGCCGCCGCCGACCCGGTGGCGCTCACCAGCGGCATCCTGTTCGACGACCGCAGCCTGTGCCTGATCGGCCACCGCTTCCCGCTCGCCCTGCCGGTAGTGGTCACCTACACCGCCGGCTATGCCGCCACGCCGCCGGACCTCGCCCAGGCGGCGATTGAGCTCGTGGGCGAGGCGTTCCGCCGCCGGGACCGTATCGGTCTTAGCTCCAAGACCCTCGGCGGCCAGGAGGTCGTCGCCTTCAGCCTCGCCGACATGAACGCCACGGTGAAGGCGCTGCTCGCCCCTTACCAAGTGCTGGCGCCCTTCTGATGCTCAGCGTCACCCTCACCGGAGCGGACGAACTGGCCGGGCGCCTGGACGACGTCCCGGCAGTGGTCACCGCCGCCATCGCCGCCAAATCCGCCGCCTTGGCCGACCAGCTGCTCGGCCTGGTGCGCCAGAAACTCAGCGGCGGGGTGCTGCAGTCGCGCAGCGGCGCGCTGGCCGGTTCGGTCGGTGTCGACGGCCCCACGATCGCCGGCGACAGGGTCGTCACCCGCCTCTTCGCCGGCGGCGACCTGAAGTACGCCGCCATCCAGGAATACGGCGGCGTCACCTCGCCCCACGACATCCTGCCGTCCCGGGCCAAGGCGCTGGCCTTCCTGGCCGGCGGCGAGCAGGTGTTCGCCAAGGTGGTCCACCACCCGGGCTCGCACATCCCTGAGCGCAGCTATCTGCGATCGTCCCTGGCGCAGATGGCCGACGCCATCGAGAGCGGCATGAAATCCGCGGTTCTGGACGCGCTGCAGACGCAGATCGGTGGCTGAGATGCGCTCCGAACCCATCTACCAGGCGCTGTTCGACCTCACCGCCAACCTCGCCTGGTCGCCCTCCGGCGCCCT